TTTTTTAATAAAATATATTTTTCTATAATTTTTTATAAAGTCTTTAGAAATTTTTTTAATGAAATATATTTTTCTATATTTTTTTATAAAGTCTTTAGAAATTTTTTTAATGAAATATATTTCTCTAGATTTTTTTATAAAGCCTTTAGAAATTTTTTTAATAAAATATATTTTTCTATAAACTCTTTTTTAATGAAATATATTTCTCTAGATTTTTTTATAAAGTCTTCTAAATTTTTTAATGAAATATATTTTTCTAGATTTTTCTTTAAATTCTTCTAAATTTTTTTAATGAAATATATTTTTCTATAAACTCTTTTTTAATGAAATATATTTCTCTAGATTTTTTTATAAAGTCTTCTAAATTTTTTAATGAAATATATTTTTCTAGATTTTTCTTTAAATTCTTCTAAATTTTTTTAATGAAATATATTTTTCTATAAACTCTTCTTTAATGAAATATATTTCTTTATATTTTTTATAAACTCTTCTAAATTTTTTTAATGAAATATATTTCTCTAGATTTTTCTTTAAATTCTTCTAAATTTTTTTAATGAAATATATTTTTCTATAAACTCTTCTTTAATGAAATATATTTCTCTATATTTTTTATAAACTCTTCTAAATTTTTTTAATGAAATATATTTCTCTAGATTTTTTGAGTACAAATATAAGAGATATGGTACAATATTTATCTAAAATTTTATTAGATCCTTTATCTAAAATTTTATTAGATCCTATTAATTTTTAAATATTTATCATTTATTACAGAATTATATTTTATTAAAGCTTTATTATTTATTACTCAATTTTTTCAAATATTTACCTATTTTTTCATATGGAATCTTATCTTCTTTCTTTAATTTTCTGGCAAGTTTTAAAATTTTATATAATTCTTTTGCTTTGAATTCTTTACAATATTTTTTCATATTATAATTTTCTTTAATTTCAAGAAGTTCTTTTTCTGACTTTGAATCAGACCAGGGTAAACTTGAATTTAATAAAGATATTAGAACATAAGCAAAAGATTCAATATCATCCTTCTCTGCATAAACTGCTCCTTTTTGTGTATCTAAACTTAAAAAAGTAGGCGTCCCATTATTTTTTACAGGCACTGGTTGATTTTTATGTGTATGAGTATTAAGAACAACTAATCCGAAATCAATGAAATAAATTTTGTTGTCTTTTAACATAAAATTTTCAGGTTTGACATCAATTAATAAAATATTATGTTCATGTAACCATTTAAATCCATCTAGAATGTCTAAAGCATATCTGGATAAATCTTGAAAATTAAAACCTTCAACAAAATAATCATATAAACTAATATCTAATCTTTCCATAATTAAATATCTATACTTAGATTTTCCAATCTGTGTTTCACCGTAAAACTTATCAGGAGTCCTTGGACGATAAGGAAATTGTTGCAGATGCCCCATAATTAGAGTTTGTTCATAATATAAAGTATTTGCCGCTCTGGTAATATCTTTATTATTTGGAACAAGCTTACAGACTTTAGCACATAAATCATAAGGAATTTTATTTTTCGAAGTTATGCTGTAAACTTCACCGAAATTTCCTTTTCCGAGAAGAGAATCTATTTGGAAATCTTTATTAAGCTGATCAGATATTTTTAACATTTTTTAATATCTGAAAAAAAAATAAAATATATTCAATTTTTTAGAATAACTAAGTTGCATTTTTATATAATTGTGACTGATAAAATATTTTTAAGTCAAACTAAAGACACAATATTTTATTTTCAGTAAAAAAGGTACTAGTCCAGTTCAGATAAATTGGGCCAGATCTTTTTCTTCACTTTTTTAACCATATAAATTTTTAATTAAAAAGCTTATCCTTAAGTAATATTTTATATTTCTTTTAAACAGGTCTACTTATATTTACATATAAATAAATTTTTTCTCAAAACCCAATTTATTTGAACTGGACTAGTACTTAAAATATATATATTTAAGTGACAATAAGTTAGATTATTATTTTTAACTAAAAACATACGCAAAAATATTTTTTTAAGTGAAGATAAGTGAATTCCAAAATGTTCTTATTGTAATTTTCATTTTTTAATTTTTTTAGTGAGGATAAGTGAAAATAAAAATTATCCCTTAAATTATACTTTAAAAATATTTTAGTGATGATGAGTGAAATCCAAAAAGTTCTTATTGTAATTTTCATTTTTTAATTTTTTAGTGTGTTTTAATTTTTTTAAGTGAAGACTTTTTTTCTTAACTTAAATTACTCTTAAAATAATATTCAGTGAAGATGAGTGAAGATAAAATGTTCTTATTGTAATTTTCAAAATTTAATTTTGAAAAATTTTTAGTGTAAGTAAGTGAAAACTTTTTTCCTTACCTTAATTTATACTCAAAAAATGTTTCAGTGAAGATGAGTGAAGAAAAAAAGTTCTTATTGTAATTTTGAAATTTTTAATTTTTTAAAAATTAAGTGAAGATAAGGTAGAGTTTTATTTCTTAACTAAAAACAAACTTAAAAAATATTTCAGTGAAGATGAGTGAAGTCAAAATGTTCTTATTGTAATTTTGTTTTTTGAAAATCTAAAATTTTTTTAAGGTAAATTAAGGGAGTAGACTTATTTTTAACTTAAAATATATTTTTTTAAGTGGTAATGAGTGAAAAGTATGAGCGAACTCTTATTTTAATTTTTAATTTTTAACTTAACACATACTTCTCCGTCCCAAATAAAAAAGAACAATTTTTTTAAAAGTCTCATAAAAATAAACATAAATTTTTTAAGTTGGATAAATTAATCTGTGACGGAGTAGTATAATTTTTTAAACTTGGATAAATTTATCTGGGACGGAGTCGTACTATGTCTATCATATATTGTGATTAATTCTTGTGGATTTTTTTTATATTTCTGTTTAAATATATGTTTATGTTTAAAATTAAAGAATTTAAGTTAAAAATTTATATATATACTTATAATATAAATTTTTTTCCTATTCCTGAAATATTATTTAATTTTTTTGAGTGATGTCAAATAAAGATAAAAGTACTCACATATTATATTTTTGGTTATATTTTTAATGATTTTTTCAGAAGTTTTAAAAGTACTTGACCATGACATATTTTTTTATCATTTTTATTATATTTAGTTGGTTCTAATCCGTATAAGTTTTTGTTTAAAAGTTCTGAAATATTTAAATTTTCTTTCTTAATCTTATTTTTAATATATTTTTTATATAATTTTAATACTTCATCTAAATCTCCATCCTTATCTACTTTATATGGATTAGCCCAAACTGAATCTTTTTTAGGATATCTTTCATTATCAACAAAAACAATACCTCCTCTTCCTATATAAATATTATCATCATCTTCTAAACAATCCTTTAAATTTTGATATTTAGGTCTAATAAATTTTACCTTACAATTACATAAAAATGTTTTATCCATTTTATTTATTTTTAAATAAATTAAAAAAAATATCATTTTTTTAAGTTAATAAGTAAAATGGTTCAGTTCAGATAATATCACATAGCACCAATTGTGGAAGAAAAAGATCTTCAAAACCATATAATTTTTATATATTTTTAAAAACCCTAATATATTGTATGCCTCTGAAATGAGGAAGTGTATATTAATATATTGTATGCCTCTGAACTGAGGAAGTGTATATTAATAACCAAACATTATTTCTCAAAAAATATACAAAGTATGCGTTACTCTTACAAAAAAATATTCATTTAAAATTTTTTATAATTTATTAAATTTTTTAAAGTCAACATACTTCATATCTTTTTAAAATATATTTTTAAGTTAAATATATATTTGGGAATTTTTGGAAACTTTTTCAAAAAATCTACGGTCGTTAAAATTATATTTTTTCCTTAATTTTTTATATTTCTCTATAAATTTTTTTAACTTCACTAATTATTTAAATTTTATATGAATTTTTAATAAAGTACTAGTCCAGTTCATATAGTCGGAGCAATTGGGTTTTGAGAAAAAAATTATTTATATGTAAATATAAGTAGACTTGTTTAAAAGACATATAAAATATTACTTAAGGATAAGCTTTTTAATTAAAAATTTATATGGTTAAAAAAGTGAAGAAAAAGATCTGGCCTGACATATTATCTGAACTGGACTAGTAGTTTTTTACTTTTATAACAATTAGTTATACAAAAATAAAATTGTTCAATAAAAGGTGGCATCATTTAACGAAGTTGTAAAAATTTAGACTACTTTTTTAAATTATATATTTGATATTTCTTATCTCAATGTTTTTAAAAACTTTTGAAAAACCTTACCAACTTTATCTTTATATTTTAAAAATTTTTTTGTAATTTATTAAAAATTTTAAAGTCAACATACTTCATATATATTTGGGAATTTTTGAAAACTTTTCCAAACAATGTAAGGTCGTTAAAATATAATTGTCTCCTTAATTTTTTATATTTCTCTATAATTTTTTTTTAACTTCACTAATTTTTTTAAATTTTATATGAAATTTTTTTCTAACAATGTTTTATGTCGTACAAAAATAAAATTGTTCAATAAAAGCTGGTCTCACTTGAAGTAGTTGTAAAAATTTAGGGAAAAAATGGATTTTTAAAAGTTAATTTTCACTCAATTTTTTTAAACTCTAACAAATTTTATAATTTATTGTATTTTAGTAAATTTTTATTTATTTAAAATTTTTTTGTAATTTATTAAATTTTTTAAATTCAACATACTTCATATATTTTTAATATATATATTTAACTTAAAAATATATTTGGAAATTTTTGGAAACTTTTCAAAAAAATGTACGGTCTTTAAAATTATTTTTTTCCTTAATTTTTATATTTCTCTATATTTTTTAAATTTTATGGTAATTTTTTGTATGATGAATGTAATAAGAATAAACTTATTGTTATTTGGAAAAATACTATTACTCTGGAAATTAAGTAGATGAGTATGACTTCTAAAGTTTAAAACTGAAAAAGTAAGCATAATATCTAAGTCGAAAAAAATTAAAAAAAAAATTTAGAAGAGTTTAGAAAATATTTTGAAATAGTTTAAAAAATATTTAAAAGAGTTTAAAAAATATTTAGAAGAGTTTTTAAAATATTTTAAAAGAGTTTAGAAAAATTTCGAAGATTTAAAAAATATTTAGAAGATTTAAAAAAAAATTTGAAAGAGTTAAAAAAAAATTTAGAAGAGTTTAGAAAATATTTTAAAAGAGTTTAAAAAAAATTTAGAAGAGTTTAAAAAAAATTTAGAAGAGTTTAGAAAAATTTGAAAGAATTAGAAAATATTTTGAAAGAATTAGAAAAATTTGGAAGATTTAAAAAAAAATTTGGAAGATTTAAAAAAAAATTTGGAAGATTTAAAAAAAAATTTGAAAGAGTTTAAAAAATATTTTGAAAGAGTTTAAAAAAATTTAGAAGAGTTTAAAAAATATTTGAAGAGTTTAAAAAATATTTGAAAGAGTTTAAAAAACATTTAGAAGATTTTAAAAAAAAATTTGAAGAGTTTAGAAAAAAATTTGAAGAGTTTAGAAAAAATTTAGAATTGCTCCTACACTTTAGAAAAATATTCAAATAGAATTGATATACCAATTATTGAGAGAGTTCCTTCGGAATTGTATAATAAAAAAATAATATTATTTTTTTATTATTTAAAAATGGAAATAATTTTAGATTCTAAAAAATTAGTTAATAGAATTATAATTAATTCTTTTTCAGAAAAAAATATTATAGATTATGATATAGATGGAAAATTACTTTCTAAAATACTATCTTTATATTATATTGCTTTATCAGAAGGTGAAACCTTACAAACAATTAATGAAGATATTCCTACTGAATATTTTTGCGAAACGGTTTCGACTTTTATACCTAATGGATACGAAGAATATTTATATGATGAAATAATTTTTATGTTGACGGATTATAAAGAAGAAGATTATAGTTATTTAAACAAAAAAGAAGTTTTAAATTTTTTTAAAGAATATAGAAAAAATTATAAATTTTATTTAAATCTTAGTTCAGAAAAGAAACATAAAAAATTTTTAAATAAATTATTGAAAAATATATTAAAAATTAACCTGAACTAATACAAATCCATCCCATATTTATATGACTTTTAAAAAATTGTTCTTTTTTGAGCCTACATTTGGGATGGAGAAGTATTTATTTTTATATGACTTTTAAAAAAAATCTTCTTTTTTATCTGGGACACAGTAGTAAATATTATCTAAAAAATGAGTAGTAGTGCAGTTCAAATAGTTGAAGCAATTGGGAAAGATCTTTTTCTTCACTTTTTAGAAAATATAAATTTTTGAGTAAATTCCTTATCTTTAAGTAAATGTAATATAATTAATTTTTTTCCTCAAAACCTATTTGTTCTGGTCTAGTATTATTATTTGAAAAAATGATTTTTTTTTTTTTTTTTTTTTTTTTGAAAAAATGAAATTGTTCAACTGTGAGTATTTATCTTTAAAAAATAATCAAGCATATAAATTTTTAAAAGAATTATCTGAAAATGTTTTTATAGCTAGTAAAAATAATAAAAAAGAAGTTTATCCATTATTGATTGGATCAATGGCACTGTCAGAATATTATGAAAATATTGGTATTAATGATTGTGATATGATAATGACACCATTACAGACATTTAAATTTTTAAAAGGGAATTCAGATAATATCCAAGTTTTTGTTTTAGATGTTAATGGTATAAAACATCATAAACTATTGTTTGAAAATAATGATATAACAATAATTACAGATAAAAATCAGGCTTATTATAAATTGGTATTATATTCTCAAGGAATGCGTACTAAGAAGATAAATGGACAAAAAATAATTATTGGAAGTCAAAAAATTTTAAAAATGTTAAAAACTGTACATTTATTTTATAATTCTTCATTTGAAAAACATATAAAACATTATGATTTGATGTTTAATATAAATTATAAAAAAGATTCTGAGTTAATGGCTATTCGAGAAGATATGATAAAAGAAGCAAAATGTATAAGAGATCCTGTAAATAAATTTGAAAAAAGTGATCAATTCACTTTCTCAACCATATCTACTCCATCTTCAGAATTACAATATTCTGTCGAAAACTATAAAAAAGTTTTAACAGAATACTGTAATTCTGAATATGGAGAACAATTTTGGGATAAATATACATGTCTTTTAAATAATTTTTCTAAGTATTCAAAATATGTATCACCTAACGAATTATATCCTAAATATTTTTATCCTAATGAATTGGAAAAGGCTAAATATGATTCTGAAAGAATTACCATCGATCAAGATAATGTTATTTCTATTATATTAGATGATCAAGTATATAAGTTACATTACAGTTATGATATTAAATCTAATGAACTCTTTAATATTTCTATTTTTTATAATGATATTTGGAATAAAATATTACGTATCATAAATCCGGAGATTTTATATCAAGAATATTATTCTTCTTCTGAAATGAAACAAATATTGAGACATACAATTTATAAATATAAATTACCTGATGGTCTAACATATGATACTATAAAATATTTATTAAGATTAGCATCACCATTTATTAAGATAAACCTTACATCTGCTTATAAATTTTCTTTAAATAATAAAAATCATCAAATAGTCAGTATATATGAAGGAAAGTATTTAGACGATAATAAAATCATACAAACATTACCAGAGAACGAGGATTCAGTTTTAACATTCGAAAGTGGGAATTAATTCTGTTATGATATAAAATTCCGGTCTGAATAATTTATTTTTTTGAAAAATAAATTACTTCTTCGTACCAAATGTAGACTCAAAAAAGTTATATTTTTTTTTAAAGTCATATAAATTAGTGTGGGACTAGGCGAACTAAATATAATTTTTTCAATCTGACAGATTAATTTATCTGACAGATTAATTTATCTGGGAAGGAGTTATATATAAAATTTACCTTAAAAATCGGATTTGCAAAAAAAATGAGAAAATTAAAATATGAAAGAGTAGTAGAATGAAAAAGAAGTAATAAATTCGATTTTTTTTTAATTTTTTTCAAAAAAAAAAATGCAAGAAATTAAAATTAAAAATATACCAGATTATCTTAAAAATTCCCCTTTTTATAATAACTTAGATATTTCTGATGAAGAAAGTCTTGTTTGTGTTTTTATACATAACGGAATTATTAATGATTCTAAAGATTTTTTAGAAGTTTCAAAGGTACTTGGCTTTTGGTGTAGTAATCAAATTACTTCAGAAATGTATGAATTTATAGTTAATAATTTTTATATATGGAGGAAAGAAATAATTGGATTATTACATTATAACATTAAATTATCTTTATTTAAAGATATTCTAAAAATAAAAACACTTTGTGAATTATATGGTTATGCTGTAAAAAAAGATAATGTAATTCTTTATGAAGAATTTTATAAAATTCGTTATAAATATTTTAGAGAACAAGACATTTGTTATAATTTTAAAAAAAAAAAAAAATTTAATAATTATAATTATCTCACATTTGAAAAAATATTAAATAATCAGAATATATATTTTTGTAATGTTTCTGCAACAGGTTCTTTTAATTGTTTAAAATTTCTATTTGAAAATGAAGAAAATAAAAAGAATTTTGAGTGGGCATTATACCATGCATATATAAATAATCGTTTGCAATGTTTTAAGTTTTTGTTTGAAAATGGTGTAAAATTTCCTATTAGTTCAGTTTTAATAAATAAAAACAAAAATAGTTGTGATGAATATCTAAGGATAAATAATTATGTATTGGAATATTAAAATACAGTACTTTTTCAAGACATAAAAAATACTCTATTTTACATAAATAGGAAATTCAAAAAATTAATATTTCCATGTAACATACTACTACGTTTCAGATCAATGACGAACCTTCAGGTTCCTTCGGTAATTAAAAAAATAAATTTTTGTATGAATAAATTGACGTAATAAGTATTAAATGTATTACGTCAATACAGTAATATATAAAATTAGTGAATTAAGATAATTTTATATGTATTAGATCTAAAAATGAATCACCGAAGGAACCTGAAGGTTCGTCATTGATCTGAAACGGAGTAGTACATATTTAAAAATGAATCACTATATGGACCGGACTATTAATAAAATTGAATATTTTTTTTATTATTTTCAAAAAAAAAATGGAAGAAATTAAAATTAAAAATATACCAGATTACCTTAAAAATACTCCTTTTTATAATAACTTAGATATTTCTGATGAAGAAAGTCTTGTTTGTGTTTTTATACATACAGGAATTATTAATAATTCTGAAGATTTTTTAGAAGTTTCCAAGGTACTTGGCTTTTGGTGTAGTAATCAAATTACTTTAGAAATGTATAAATTTATAGTTAATAATTTTCATATATGGAAGGAATCAATAATTGGACTAGACACAAATGTTAAATTAGATTTATTTGGATATATTTTAGAGATGAATACACTTTATGAATTATTCGATTATTCCATGAAAACAGATAATGTAATTCTTTATAAAGAATTTTATAAAATTCGTTATAAATATTTTAGAACACAAGATATTTGTAATATTAAATATAAAAAATTTTATTTAAAAAATTTTAATTATTCAACTTTTGAAGATATAATGCAAGATGATGGTTTATTTTTTGTAAACGTTTCTGAACTAGGTTCTTTTAATTGTTTAAAATTTTTATTCGAAAATAAAGAAAAAGAAGAATTTGATTGGGCATTATTTTATGTATATATAAATGATCATTTGGAATGTTTTAAGTTTTTGTTTGAAAATGGTGTAAAAATTTCATGTATACCAGTTGTTGTAAAAGTTGAAAAAAACAGATGCGATGAATATTTAAGAATAAATAATTATGTTTTAGAATGTTAAAACACAAAAATAAATAAAATTGTAAAAACTCTTTAATTCTTCATGTCTTCAAAACATTTGATATGAAGAATATTTCAAAAAAAATAAATTAATATGTAAAAAAAATATTTTTAAGTGATAAAAAATATTTTTTTAAGTGATAAAAAATATTTTTTTAAGTGATAAAAAAATTTGTTGAATACTTAATCAGAAACGGATTTTTTTTGATTTTTTCACATTTATTTTTACAGTTAATTTTTTAGAAAAATTTCTAAAAAACTTTTTAAATTCCACGAAAAATCTTGACTGAAATAAGTCTGAAAAAAATATTGAGAGTAATTTACTTTATATTTTTAATAATATGAGCGATTAATATTAATTTTTCTACAATCACCAAATGTAATAGTATCATCGATATCAATTTCTCTATTAATAAATGCACTAAGAAATGTTAAAATATTATACTTGCATTCTAATTTATAGTTATTTTTATTTTTTGTTAGTAAGAAATAATAACCTGTATCATATCTTAAAATAGAATTTATATTAGAGTTTTTAATAAATGTAGAATTAATATCTTTATTTTTACTTGCAATTTCTTTTAACAAATTTTTATTATTATTGAATTTAGAAAGATATTTAAGATAAGTACTATTCCAAGCATTTTTTGAATTATAAAACGTTCCCCATTCTGAAAGAAAGTTTATTTCTTGAGACATTTTTTTAAGTTTACTTAAATTCTTGTTATATTCAAATAATTCAAGACCAACATCTATTTCATATACATTTTTGATAAGTTTAAGTAGATAAATATACTTTTTAGGATAAAGTTCTTCAGTTGAAAAAATTTGTAATGCGTTTTTTAATTCTTGTAGATCCATTTTATTTTTTCCTGATATAAAAAACTTTTTATTTTTCATTTTTTAAATTTTTAAGAAGACAAAATTTTTTATATCAGGAAAATTAATATAATGAAGAGAAAGTAATAAAATTTGTGGTCTGTGAAAGTGTAGTTGCATTTATGAAGAAATACATTTCACTAAAAAAAAATTAAAAAAGTTTTTTGAAAAATTATACGACTCAGTCTCAGATAAATTTATCAAACTTGAAAAAGTTATATGTATATTTATATGACTTTTTAAAAAATTGTTCTTTTTTATTTGGGACGGAGTAGTACTCCATTTCATATAGTGGGACTAATCGGTGATTCAAAAAATAAGGAACAGTCCCACCATAAGGTTCCCGTGTGCACACCAGGGCGCACACATATATTTATATGGATGAATACGTATAAGTATTAAATGTAAGCTTAAATATTAATACATAAAATTACTGAATAATAAAATTTTTATATGAATAAATGAGTGATCTAAAAATGAATTACCGATTGATCTGAAACGGAGTAGTATATAAACAATAAAAAATTATTTGATGAAGTTTCAATATCTGAAGTTACTTCATTATTTCCAACTAAAATATGGGATTATGACAACAATAAATTTTTTGAAAGATTACCTGGAAAATTTTATGGATACAATTACGAAAAAGAATTAGAATATTTAAAAAAAATATTAAAACCTGCTAAATCTCAAGACATGTCTACAGGAAATGGACCATGTCAAAAATTACTTTTAGAATTTAAAGAACCTATTTATATAGGTTTAGAAGGATTAGATCCAGTTCCAGTATATTATCTCATCGTTGCTAAAGAAAAACCTAAAGAAGATGAATTGCCTATATTAATAGGATTAGACATAATTTGTCAATATGATATATCTCTTACTGCTTTAAACTGAAACCCAATTATGGTTGTTTGGAACTGACATGTTAGTTCCTGTGAACCTAAAGGTTCATTTAAAGAAAGAGCTTCTCAAGAAAAAAAAACTATATCTCAAAAATTAACAGATATTTTTACAATCAGCAAATAATTTAAATTAAATTTAGGTAAAAAAATATTTTTTTTTAGTTTTTTATTTTCTTTAGAAAATTGAGATATGTTTTAAAAATTTAATTATATTTTTTTATAATATATAAAATGCTTATTGATTGTATCAAAATACAAATCGATCATCATTTAGATGAAATTAAACACTCTAAAAAAGAATTTTTAGATTCCGTTAAAAATAATAAGCCTTCTTTTGAAAAATATTTAATCTTTTTTAGAATTTTTCAAAGAATTATTAATAATTTGCGTTTTCCAAATATAACTAAAAATAGAAAACTTGTTATTTATTTCGCACAAGAAAATTCTGTTGTCTATTTATTTGCTAAAATTTTTTTAACAAAAGAAAGAAATTTTAATTCTTTAGAATATGTCACTGACGAGGAAGTTTATACAAATTATTATTCAAGATTTTTAACATATAATTTACATTTAATTTCTTCAAAACAAATTACTTTTTTAAATATAATTTCAGAAATGAAATTTAAAAGATGGTTTTGTAGAAAAGAAGGCAACGAAAAAATTATATCTCGATATACACCAGATACAGTTACTATTAGTACTACAGATACTGTGGATTATTCTTATGATTTTTCGGGAACAGTAACTACTTACAATAATAATGGTTATACTGGCTTAGTATTTAATCCAGGAAGTGGAAGTATAACATTTTCAAGTATTCCAGAAGGAACAATATTTAATTTATTAATAGTTGGTGGAGGAGGTTCTGGTACAATTGGAGGATTTTATAATTATGATAACAATCAATATTTTTCTGGTGGTGGTGGTGGTGGTATAACTTATATAGAAAATATAAATATAACAAATATAGAGTATAATATTTTAGTAGGCTCTGGAGGTATTAATAATAATGGCTATAAAAATGGAGGTTCAGGAGTTAATTCTTCTTTTGGTACTTATGAAAGTTATGGTGGTGCTGGAGGAATAATTGCTCCGTCTGGTTCAAGTATAGGCGGAAATGGAGGTAATGGAGGTTCTATTAATACAATATATGGAGGAGGAGGGGGTGGTGGAGGAACTGTTTTAGAATACAATGGTGAAACTTTAGGTATGGGTGGTTCTGGAGGAAGTAATTCTTCAGGATCTAACTCAGGTAATACAGGAACAACAAATGGTGGAAATTCTTTTTATAATTCAATTGATGTTCCTTTTTATGCTTCTGAAAATACTAATCTTTTGTTAGGTGGTGGAGGAGCTGGTGGATCTTATAATTATTCTAATACAAATAATAATAGTCCAGGGAATGGTGGCATAGGTTCTGGTGGGGTTATGTCATCAATACCTAATTTTAAAAATCCAAATGGTAGCTATATGAGTAATAGTTATGGAGGTGGTGCATCATATTATACTTTATATTCTAACACCAAAAATGTAACTCCTGTACCTACGTCTATTTCAACAAGTTCTAGTGGGAAATATTTTTTAACATATTCAGGAATAGGAGGTCCAGGAGTTGTTATGCTTTGGTGGAATAATAATTAAAATACAAATCATTTCTATAAAAAACAATAAGATTTACTTATCTTTTTAAAAATGGGACAAACATTTTCATCAAAAATACCACATGGTTGTTTTTATTCTGTACTAGTCCAGTTCAGGAGAATCCTTTAGGATTCCTATAAAATTGGGTTTTGAGAAAAATTTTATTTATATATAAATATAAGTAGAAGTGTTTAAAAGACATATAAAATATTACTTAAGGATAAGCTTTTTAATTAAAATTTTATATGGTTAAAAAAGTGAAGAAAAAGAACTGGCCCAATTGCTCCGACTATATGAACTGGACTAGTAGGCTATAATTATAAATTATTAAAAAATAATATTTCAGGATATGATCAGGCAAATATTGAAATGAGTAATGGTATAGATTTATCAGATCTATATGATAATATGGTTACAGATGGATATATTTATAATATTAAAATTTTTAAGAAATATTCTTTAAATAAAAATGTACTTCTCCGTCCCAGATTAATTTATCTGACACATTGAAAAAGTTATATGTATATTTATATGACTTTTAAAAAAATTGTTCTTTTTTGAGCCTACATTTCGTACGGAGTATTACCAATAAATATGAATGAATTTGATGAAATCTTAAATACAATTTTAATGATGAATTCTTTTCTTTAGATATCAAAGATTTTACTATCATGGCTATGTGGAAAAATAAAGAAGAAAAATTTATAATATTAACATTGGACTTTTTAGAAAATAATACTAAGATGTATATATATATTGCTTTTAAATTAACAAATAATGGATTATCTGAAATTAGCTATTCAGATAAAATTTCAACAAATATTAAAAATTTGTAAGTTTATCTGAAAAAATATATTTAACATTATTTATTGATTTAAGATTTTATAGAAAAATATTTTTTTTTAGAATTTTTATTTATCTATAGAAATATATTTAAAATTGAGTGTTCTAAAAAAAATTTAGGATTATCTTAATATATATATATTACATTTTTTTAGTTTCAGCGTTAATTTTTTTTAATTTATTTACTGGTTCATTTTAAATAAATATTTACTTTATTTTTTAACTGTCTTTATAAAAACTAAAAAATTTTATAACAGAATATATTTCATTATAATTTTTATAACAAAATATTTTTTTCTAATTTTTTATAACAAAATATATTTCATTAGATTTTAATAACAGAATATATTTTATTAGATTTTTATAACAAAATATTTTTTCTAATTTTTTATAACAAAATATTTTTCATTAATTTTTTATAACAAAATATATTTTTCTAATTTTTTATAACATAATATATTTCATTAAAATATTTTATAACATAATATATTTCATTAGATTTTTATAACATAATATATTTCATTATATTTTTATTACAGAATATATTTTTCTAATTTTTTATAATAGAACATATTTCATTAGAATTTTTATAACAGAATATATTTTTCTAATTTTTATAACAAAATATATTTTATTAGATTTTTATAACAAAATATATTTTATTAGATTTTTATAACATAATATATTTTTTTAATTTTTATAACAAAATATATTTTATTAGATTTTAATAACATAATAAATTTTTTCTAATTTTTAATAACAAAATATGTTTCATTAGATTTTTATAACAGAATATATTTTTCTAATTTTTTATAACAGAATATATTTTATTAGATTTTTATAAAAGAATATATTTTTCTAATTTTTTATAACAAAATATATTTCATTAGATTTTTATAAAAGAATATGTTTTTCTAATTTTTTATAACAAAATATATTTCATTAAAATTTTTTATAACAAAATATATTTTATTAGATTTTTATAACATAATATATTTTTCCAATTTTTTATAACAAAATATATTTCATTATATTTTATAACAGAATATATATTTTTCTAATTTTTTATAACAGAATATATGTTTTTCTAATTTTTTATAACAAAATATATTTCATTAGATTTTTATAAGAGAATATATTTTTCTAATTTTTTATAACAAAATATATTTCATTAAATTTTTATAAGAAAATATATTTTTCTAATTTTTTATAACAAAATATGTTTCATTAGAATTTTATAATAGAATATTTTTTTTTAATTTTTTATAATAGAACATATTTCATTAGATTTTAATAAGAGAATATATTTTTTTAATTTTTATAACAAAAATATATTTCATTAGATTTTGTATGAAAGAATATATTTTTATAATTTTTTATAAAAATATATATATCATTATAATTTTTACTTTCTCTACAAGAATATATATTTTTTTAATTTTTTAGTTTCTCTAAATAAATATATTTGATTAGAATTTTTTAAGCCTAAAGTTTTTTTTCATTACAGAAATATATTTCATTAGAATTTTTTTCATTACACAAATATATTTTTTGTCATAATATTTTTTAATTATATTTTTTTATTTTTACTATAAAAATGGAGAAAATATTAAAACTTGATAATTCATCAGTTGATAAATTAATAAATTCTTATGACAATAAACTTTTAGAATTGAAAAAAATTTATTTACTTTCTTTAGAGGGTAAAATAAACAATGATATTTTTCAAAAGATTTATGAAATTTATGATTCTTTAAATTTAGATAAAGATGTAATTCCAATTTCTTCTTTTATTTGTCAAATATTTGGAAGTCTTTCATGTACTAATACTGGACTGAAAATTTCAGATGCTTTAATTAGAGTTGCTGCAACCAGAATTTTCTCTGAACCTGAACAAAGTGTTATGGAACTTGTAACTAATTCTATTGATTCTTATAATTCTATTAATAATATTCAAAGTATCGGTAAATTTGGAATGGGATTTTTTTCAGTTTTATATTGGCTTGCGCAACCTGATCCAACAACTAATTTATTTTGTAGAACTATGCAAATAATTTCTAAACATAAAAAAGAAAATTTTGAAATAGAACTCAAATGGTCAGAAGAAGGTTTAATTTTAAAGAAAAATAAAAATCCAAAAAAAAGAGAACGTCAAGGGACAGATATTTATATTTATGCAAATGGCTATGATTTCACAAAAGATCAAATAATTAAAATGAAAAATCAAATACATAAACTCTTTGATATTAAAACTGTAAAAATAGAAATGAATGGAGAAATTATTAATAGGGATCAAAATTTAAAAACTGTAAATAAAAATATTTTAAATAAAACTGAAAATTTAAAAACTGATCTTGTAACAGTTCAACTAGAAAATGATTTTTTATATTTTTCTGATGATGCTACAGGTATTTCTGAAGAAATTCTTTACAATTCTCTTTTAATTCCATCATCTTCTTCTAAAAAAAGAGAAAAAATAATTTCAGAACAAAAATCAAAAAAACCTGAAATTTTACTTGAAGGTTTAAATGGTAATACATCTTTACATATAATTATAAATTCTGTTTCTGTTGTTAATATTCAGATTGAAACACCTGGAGAGTCTTATTTAATTTATTTACCTAATGATACAACATTACCTGTTTCTAGAGATGATGTTATTTATAATAAAAAAGAAGCTAAAAATTTAAAAGAACAATTAATTCTATTAATTAATAATATCATGAAAAATACTAGAAATTTAATATATTTGTTTGATTTATTAGAAAAATATTTAATTACAAATAAACAACATAATTTATTTAAAGTTTTTAATGAAGTTAAAAATGAAATTTTAAGTTTTAATATTTATTTAATTCCAAACACAAAATTTTGGAATCTTTTCATAAATAAATTTAAAATAACAAATTATTGTTACTATAAATATTATGACAAATTTTTACTTAATGACCAACTTTATGATTTTTTATTAAAATATGGCAAAAAAGATATTTTTAAACTTAGAATTTGTATTCAAATGGATCTTCAAGGAGATCTAATTAATCAAGAACTACCTTCATTTTTATTTATTAATTATAAAAATAAAAAAGAAATTTCAAACTTAATGATTTCTTCAAGTGATACTTTATTAATTCCTTATAAAGATAATTCATTTCAATTAGATAAAAATAGAGAAATAATATATAATTTTAAAAGAATGAAAAATTCTAAAAATTTAATAGATGTCTATTTATTATTTACAATGACTCTTTTTAAAAAATTTCAAAATTTGACATTTATTATTCTTACAAAGCCTGGAATAATTAATCCTGTAGATTTCTTTGATAATATAATAACTTTATATTTAAATCTTTGTTATGACAATGATACTGAAGAAATCATTAAATTTATTTTTTTTCTTAACTCTAAAATTTCTAATATTAAATTAAATTTTACATATGGTAATGAACAAGTAATATATTGTTCTTTTATTGGAAATAGTTTCAATTCTGGAGATTTAGAATATGAAGGTAATATTATTTTATCAATAAACAAAAAATTATATAAATATGTGATAGATTTATTTCCAGAAGATACAAGTATTAAATGTGATTTAAAATTTATTCAAAATTTTATTGCAGGAATAGACTTTATTTATCCGAAAACAAAAGAAGATTTTGAAAAAGTTTCAAAAAATTGTGTTACAAATAAAGAATTATTTATTTTTACAGATGTATCAAGATTTTTTCTTAAAAATTATTTAAGTAACTCTGATTCTAAATATACTGGTATTTTTACTTTTATTTTATCTGAAATTAGAAGAAATTATTCTAATGATACTTTGGCAAATATTTTAAAATTATATATCAGAAATGATGAAAATGGAATTAGTTTGTTTAATTTTATAACAAAAAAAAATTTATATTTATCTGTTGATGAATTTTATAAAAATTTAAATAACGAATATCTTTTGGGAATACCTAAAATTAATTATAAATATGTATTTTCATGTAAATCCTTATTAAGTTATTTATATTCTTTTGATGATGATTTTTCTGAACCTCTTAAATTTTTTCAATCTCTTACAGAAAATTATAAAACTTATGATAGAGAAAAAACAAAATTACAGATAGTTGAAATCGCAGTTAATGAAGGTACTACTAAAAATTTTATTCAAGCTGTAATTACAGAACTCTATCAAAATTCTGTAGATGCTATTAAATCTTCTGGAGAAAAAAACAAAGACATTTACATTGAAACAGCAAATAATGGTATTAGAATTATGGATTTTGTTGGTATAAAAGATTTAAAAAATCTTATTACACTTCTCATTCCTTTTTTATCTTCTAAAGATCCTAATAGTCCAGATACTGTTGGTGAAATGGGGACAGGATTTTTCAATGTTTATAGACAACCTTATGTTAAAAATGTTTATATTTTAACAAATGGAATTAAAATAAAATGTACCCCTCTTCATGAAGATAATGTAGTTTATGATATATTATATGAAATTGAAATGTCTGAATTTACAGATAATAATAATTATACAGAAATAACTCTTATATTAAATGATAATATGCCTGAAATTATTAACGATGCAAATGTCTTTATAAATACAAATATGGGATTCGAAATAAATACAAAATGTGAAATAGATATAGATTTAGTTAATAAATCACAAGGTTCAGGTAAAGGATTATTATTAAAAAAAGATCTTATTGAAATATCTGATAAATTTAAAATTCCTTACAAAACAAAAGATACAAAAATAGGTTTAATAAAAGAAATTAATAATAAATATAATGAGATTTGTGGAGCTATTAATATTTATTTAAATACTAAAAATATAAGTAAAAAATTAAAAAGTGTTTATAGAATAGAAGGTGTTGGAGAAGTATTTTATATATCGAATAAAATACCTTCTTTAGTTTTAACCAATAATTCACCTTTTTCTTCTCTTTTTAATTTTTTATCAGATTTTCCAGAAGTTTATGGGACTTTTAAAAAATCTTCAGAAGTTTCAGTAATTATTAATTTAGATAAAGATATTTATACTGCAGATCAATCAAGAACAAAAGTAAATATTAAACATAGAAATAAAATTATTGATTTAATAAATAATGGATTATATCTTTTTAATTTATATTTATACACAAATAAACTTTCAGAAAATCCAAATGAAATAATTCAATTTACAACGAGCAGATCAAATGTAAGTCAAGTTAAAATTTTTGATTCTGGACAAAATTACGCAAATTTTAATTCATTTAATGAAAATCAGAAAAATTTTGAAATTTACAATACTTATGATTTGAAAGGATTAATTGGAAATTATTCAATAAACAATATATTTTTTAAAATATCTCATATAATAAACAATTTAGTTAGTAAATTTGATAAAATACATTTCGAAAGAATTTTAAATATTTTAGATGTATTAGGTTCACATAAAAAAAATGATGAAAAAAGTTCAGAAGTCTACGATTCTTTCATTTCAAAAAAAAATATAAATATTCCTTATAATAATAAAACTGTTTCCTTTGATCTTGGTTTATTAATAAACTCTATAACAATTTGGTTTTCCATTAAAGATACTTCAAAACAAAAAGAAGAAAAGATTATTGTAGTTAAGAAATCTGGAGAAAAATTAGATACTGAAAATCAAAAAATAGATGCTAAAGACGTAAAAGAAGAATGGCCTATCTTGCAAGTTTTTATAAATATTTTTTGGCAGAAATTAGATCAATTAATTAATAAAGGAGAATTAATTTTACAAAAATTTGTTTCAGAACCTCCTAAAATATTTAGTGGAAATTCTGCAAATGGTTCATTAGGTTTTTATATGACAAATACACATTCTTTAGTTTTAAATGTTAAAAATTATAATCCTAAATTATTATTAAATTCTTTAGCAAAAATAAAAAAATTAAATATTGAACAAAGTATTTTATTCTTTCAAACAGATAAGGAAATTATAAAATATTTTGCATCTAATATGGTAACTACATTAATACATGAAATAGGACATGCAATTCAAGGCAGTGATCATTCAGGATCATCACATGGAATGACAAATATTAAATTCCAGGGAAACTTTTTAGAATTTGATGATATGTGTTTAAATATATATAGAAAAATTATATCAATGGGATTATTTTATGAATTTATTGAAACACTTAAAAAATATACTAAATAAAATTAAATATTACTTTCTGAAAATAAGATAAATAGATTTTTAGAATTTTTATAACAGAATATTTTTTTTAAATTTTTATGAAAAAATATATTTCTTTAGATTTTTATAATAGAAATATATTCTTTTCTAAATTTTTATAAAAGAATATATTTCTCTAGATTTTTATAACAAAATATATTTCTCTAGAATTTTTATAACCAAATATATTTTCTTTAGAATTTTTATAACAGAATATATTTCTTTAGAATTTTTATAACAGAAATATATTTTCATACTACTCCGTTTCAGATCAATGATGAACCGAATGGTTCGCGGGAACCTAAAGGCACCATTTTCTTGGTTCCTTCGGTAATTCATTTTTACAACACTCAATTATTCATATAAAAATATTTTTTTCTTATATTTTTATATATTACTTTACAAGTGTAATTTAATAATTGTACTACTCCGTTTCAAATAAATCGGTGATTCAAAAAATAAATTTTTATATGAATAAATAAGTATGAGTATTAAATGTATACTTATACATTAATATATAAAATTACTGAATTAAAATAATATTATATGAATAAATGAGTGATCTAAAAATGAATTACCGATTGATCTGAAACGGAGTAGTACTTATTTATTAATATAAATTTTTATGTGCAGCCTCGTGGACATGGGAACCATATGGTGGGACTGTTCCTTATTTTTTGAAACACCGATTTATTTGAAACGGAGTAGTATGAAAATATATTTCTTTAAAATTTTATAACAGAATACATTTCTTTAGATTTTTATAACAAAATATATTTTTCTAAATTTTTATAACAAAATATATTTTTTTATATTTTTATAACATAATATATATTTTTTATAATTCTAAATATATTTTTTGAGTTCATTCCAAATCAGAAAAAAGTGGAATCAATTGATCTCCAATATATTCAGATTCGCTTTCTCTGTGTATTAAATTTTTTTGATAAGAATAACTTGATTCAAGTAATGGAAATCCATATTGATTTAAAAGTTTTGGATAAGTTGTATGCATTTCAAACATATCAATTAAATTAGATAAATCTTCACGAGATAATTTATAATATTGATATTCATTATTATATTTAATTCTAATAACATAAATTTTATTGTATGTTGCAGGTCGATCGTATACTACAAGACGATTTTGTATTTCTATACCTTCTGACCACTCTTTATGAATATTGGTTTTAATATTATTTTCTTCTAAAAATTTTACAACTTTTTTAGTTTTTTTAAATTCTATCAAAGAAACAAAAGGTAAACTAATAATTTCTTTAAACTTTTCATAATATTCTTTTTCTGGATTGTTCCATAATTCATTCAAATAATTTTCTTTATCTAATTCATTAATTTCAAAAAAGAAAGATATTTCTTCGGAGTATAATGATATTATCTTTGACATTTTTTCTTTTTCAAAAAAATTTTTTAATAATCAAATTTTTCAAAAATATATTAATATTAAAAATTAAGTGTAAAAATATATTTTTTAAATTTCTTGATTAAGTATTCAAAAACCAAATTTTTATTGATTTTTACAACTTAATTTTTCTCTCAATTTTTTTAAGTTTTTTTGAAACTTTTTTATTTTTGATTTTTTTGTTTTGAGTGTATATTACTATAATTAAAAATAAGTGTAAATTTTTCTGCAAGTATTTTATTTTTTAACTTTTTAAATATATATTATTCTATCATTATCAATTAACCATTTTTTTAAATCTTCTTCATTTTTTATTTTAAAGTTTATATTTTCATCTTTTATAAAATTTTCAATATAACTACAAAATAATTCTTTTCCATCCCAAAAATAAATATATTTATCAAAGGCAAAAGGTTCGAAACTATTTAAAAATTTATCTATTTTTTTAAGATTATCATTACATTCTTCTATATAATTTAAAATTTTTTCATATTCAATAGTATTTTTTTTTAATTAAATCTTATTCTAGACATATCACTATGTGAAAATAATTTAATTTAATCTTCTGAAATTATAGCATTATTTTTATGAACAATAGAGTTTTTAATTTCCATATTTGTTAAAATATCAGCAAAATTATATGAAAAAATCATACTGTCTCTTTTATAAAAAAATTAAGATCAATATGGAAATTTTCATGTAATCTTTCTATACTACAAGTTGAAAATTTAAATTCTAAGGCTATATTATTTTGAATTTTATCTATTTGCATTTTCATAAAACTTAAATTTAGAATATAAGAAAGATAAAATCTCTGGTTTATTTTTTTTATCTTGTTGAAAATTTTTTAAAGAAATAGGAAATTCTAAATTAAAAAAAGAAATTACTACTCCTTTTCAGATCAATTGGTAATTCAAAAAATGAAAATTTATATTAATGAATTGACGTGACAATTATTAAATTACACTTATAAAATAATATATAAAAATTTAAGAAAAAAATATTTTTATATGAATAATTGAGTAATGAAAAAACGAATCACCGATTTATTTGAAACGGAGTAGTACTTTAATTAGTTTTTTATAATCTTCTATATTTTCAACTGTATCAGATATATTATTGTCAAACCATTCAGGTACAAAAACTTCTTCTTCATTTTCAAAATTTTCTGATTTTTGTATAAATTTTGGTAAATCTATTCTTAAAATTTTTCTTAATTCCATTTTTTAGAAAAGTAAAAAATTTTATAAAACATTCAAATATTATTTCAAAATTGAAAAAAATATTTATTTTATATCTTAAAAAATGAGAACACATATGCTTTATATTAAAAGTTTTGAACAATTTAATTTAGTTTATGATAGTTTTAAAACCATTGATGCTATTCCATTTGATGACCAATGGTGTATTGATGATGGGATTATATGTCAATATACAGAAAACAATTTACCTTTTTCGACTAATGAAGGAACTATTATTTTTTTAAAGAAATATGATACTTTTAAAGATTATCTTATTAATGAAGGTTTAAGAAAAACTGGATTTATTTCTTTAGAAGAAGGAATTAATTTTTATAAAACTTTTTATAAAGAAGATGAATTAAAAAATGGAATATTATGTATTGAATTTAAATTTGATTAAGGAAATATTTTTAGATAAATTAAAAAATGGAGTAGTATATTTTATTAAATCTAATAATTTATGAAAAGTGAAATGAATAAGTTTAGTATTAATTGAATTTTGTCAATCTTCGTTTACATTAACATATTTTTTAACCTATTCATCTTTACAACTTAATTCCATATAATATTTTAAAAAAAATTTCTGAGAAACTTTAATAAATATTTTAAAAAGATAATAAAAATATTTGAATTAATTTTATTTATTTGTTTTATTAAAAATGAAAAAAAGAATTTCTGTTACAAAATTATCTGAAGAAATATATCCATACTCAGAAAATAGATATGAAAATGAAAAATCATATAAGCGTTGTTCAAAATCCAAAGCTAAAAGACTTCATGCTTATATAGATGAATATTTTAAAACTAATAAAAAACCTGAAAATATGTCTAAAGAATATAAAAAACTTTTTGCTTATTTTTTAAAATTTATGGCTATTGAAAAATTTGAATTATCAGAATCTGAAATGAAAGTGAAAGATGAAAATTATAAAGGTATTATAGATGCAATTTTCATTGACAAAAATCAAAAAAAAATCTTAGTGGATTGGAAAGTAGTTAATAATATGGATCAAATTGGGTATGGATTTGATAAACATTTTGGTTTACCTATTTCAAATTATAATAGATACGCTTTTCAATTAAATCTATATTATTATTTACTTGCTAAAAATGGTATCAAAATAGATAAAATGATATTAGTAAATTTTAATTATGAAACTGGATATGAAAAATTTTATGTTAATGTAAACGAAGATTGGCAAAATTCAATTGATACTAAAAATTATCCTAAATATGAAGAAATAGAATTAAAAATACCATTTGGAATTCATAAAGATAAATTATTAAGTGAAATACCAGCAAAATATTTAAAGTACTTATGTAATATCATTATTTTAGAAAAAAAATATACAGAAGATTTATATGTTTTTAAGAAAAAAAATAATGAAAAAATAGATAAAAGCTTAATATATTTATATTGGAAACAAAAAGATATAATTAATCATGCTAGACAATATGCTAATAATTTATGTTTGGAATGTTTCGAAAACACTTGTGATTCTTTGGTTTGTGAAGAATGTAAAAAATAAAAGTTTATAAATTATTTAGAAGACATTACAAAAATTATAGAAAAATATATTTGCTTAAAAATTATTTAGAAGAGAAATTATAAAAATATATTTGCTTAAAAATTATTTAGAAGAGAAATTATAAAAATATATTTGCTTAAAAATTATTTAGAAAAGATTATAGAAATATATTTGCTTAAAAATTATTTAGAAAAGATTACTTCTCCTTCCCAGATAAAAAAGAACATTTTTTTTTAAAGTCATATAAAAATATATATAAATTTTTTAAGTTGGATAAATTAATCTGGGACGGAGTAGTAAAAAAAATATATTTGTTTAAAAATTATTTAGAAGAGATTATAGAAAAATATATTTGTTTAAAAATTATTTGGAAGGATTATAGAAAAATATATTTGTTTAAAAATTATTTGGAAGAGATTATAAAAAAATATATTTACCTAAAAATCATTTAGAAAAGATTATAAAAAAATATTTGCTTAAAAATTATTTAAAAGAGATTATAAATAAATATTTGCTTATAAATATATTTAGAACAGATTATAGAAAAATATATTTGCTTATATTTGCTTATAAATATATTTAGAAAAGATTATAGAAAAATATATTTGCTTATATTTGCTTATAAATATATTTAGAAAAGATTATTAAAAAATATATCTGATAATAATTTATTAATTTTTCTTAATAAAATATATTTCTATAAGAAACATATTTTATATATTTTAGATAATTTAAACAATAATAGTTGTGGTTAACTGAGAAATAGTAATTGTTGCTCTAATCTGTGGACTGGCACTTCCAGATCCAGTTGCTCCGTCTAATATTACAGTTGGTGAGAAACTAGTATGATTTCTTAATTGAAAAGTAGCTGCAAAACCTCCTGGTGCTCCAATAAAAGGAACAATTAAATCAGATTGCAAGATCTCAATAATTACAACAGAAGAATTTTGAGAAGCACCTGTAGGAGAACCAACAATACTTCCAGGAACAACATTATTATTTAAAAATAAGGTAAATTGACATGGTTCAATATGGTAAAGATTATAATAAATATGATAAAATCCTGGTGACCACAAATAAATTAAAGATTCTCCAGGTGTATGTGATACAGAGCCAAAAAGAGCATTATTACTATCAAAAACTACAGGATCTTCAGTGGCTAATACTTGTGTTGAAGTTGAATAAGTATTAATAAATGTTGCAATTCCTGCAGGCTGTTGTGGTCCAGTGTCTCCTCGGGGGCCTGTTTCACCAGGAATTCCTTGTTCACCTGTATCACCACGTTCGCCTTGTTCTCCAGTATCTCCACGTTCACCTTGCTCTCCTGTGTCACCACGTTCTCCTTGTTCTCCAGTATCTCCACGTTCACCTCGTTCACCTTGTTCTCCAGTATCTCCACGTTCACCTTGAATTCCTTGTTCTCCTTGTTCTCCTGGTTCACCTTGATCTCCCATTTCTCCCTGTCTTCCAGTATCTCCTTGTGGTCCTCTCTCACCACGATCACCTTTATCTCCCTTATCTCCTTTTTCACCTTGAAAACCTCTCTCTCCACGCTCTCCTTTTTGTCCCCTATCTCCTTTTTCACCTTGTTCTCCTTTTTCTCCTCTGGCGCCTTGTCTTCCAGGACAGCCTTGTTCACCATCTTCACCCTTAGGTCCAGGACTGCCGCTTCTACCGGGGCTTCCAGGTCTTCCGCGAGGTCCTCTTCTTCCAGGTCTTCCCCTTTCACAACAAGGGTTATAACACTTTTCTTTGCAAGAACACTTTTCATGAACTTCTTCTAATGACTCATCATCATAATCCATTTGCTTTTTGTTGCGGTAGTAAGATTTCTCTCTTGACATTTTTTGAATAAAATTAGAAAATTTAAAAAAAATAGTTGAAGTATTGTATTTTTTTTTAGATTTGTATTTTTTTACACAAATGTATAAAAAAATATCTCATTAAATACACATAATAAAGAAAATTAAATTAAAATAATACATTTAAAAAATATTTTTAAACTAAAATAAATTAAATTAATATATTTTTTAACAAATATTTATCAAATAAAATTAAAATTAAATTAAATCCAATAAAATAATACAAAAATACAAAAATATTATTATTCGAAAATAACCTTTAGGTTTAGATAAGGGTATATCTTTTTCCTCTATTCAGTAAATACAAAATTTTAATTTATATTTTAAAAAAGAATTGCTCTTACTTCATTTGGACTAGTAATTATCTAATTAAATTACTAAATTAAAAACTTTACTAGTCCAGTTCAGATAAATTGGGTTTTCAAAAAAAAAATAAGTATATGTAAATTTATGTTTAAATATTTTTAAGTGATATAAATATTTACTTAAAAATATAGGTTTTACTTAAAATTTAATATTGTTTTAAAAGTGAAGAAAAAGATCTGGCCCAACTTTGTCGGCGTATTTGAACTGGACTAGTACTTTATATTATTGCATTTCAAATAATATGTACTACTCCGTCCCAGATTAATTTATCTGACATATTAAAAAATTTATATTTATTTTTATATGAATTTTTAAAAAAATGTTCTTTTTTATTTGGGAAGGAGAAGTAAGTGGTTCAAAAAAAATCGATAAATAATTGTACTAATCAGATTTATATGAAACTGAGTACGACTCCGTCCCAGATAAAAAAGAACATTTTTTTTAAAATTCATATAAAAATAGATATAAATTTTTTAAGTTGGATAAATTAATTTGGGACCGAGTAGTAGTAAATATTAAATAAAAATCTTGAATTAAAATATGTATAATTGAGTGTTGTAAAAAAATCACATATTAATCAGCCAATATGAAACGGAGCAGTATTAAATAATAAATATTCCTGAAATAATGAAAATTTATACAAAATTTAATATAAATTTAAAAAATATTTTTTTTTTTAATTAAAATGATGTCTGATGTAAGTATTTTTAAAAAGAAGCAAAAATGTGTTGGAATACCTTCTAATCCTGGATGCGGAAAAGATAAATTACTTCAATTTTTTTATGAAAATCCAAAAGGATCTGGAATTTTTAGAAAAACATGCAAAGAATGTATATCAAACCAAAGAAAAATAGAAAAAGAAAAAATAGAAGAATTAAGACAAACAATTAAAAACAATTCAACCGAAGAAAATAAGTCAAATAAAAAAATAGATAACGAAATATTAATTGAAAAACTAAGATTATTGGAAGAAATTGCTGAAAAACTTAATAAAGAAATTGAAAATTATGAATTAAATAGAATTAGAAGTAATACTCCTGATCAAGAAATACACTAATGATATTCAATGGAAGTTTTATTACTTGTAGATTCAATTACATTTAAAAAAATATTTTTAATATAAAAATGAAAAAAAAATTTTTTAATTTTATATTAAAAATGTCATTTAATATTAATTTTACAGAATTAGATGTGGAAGATATTATTCAATTTGCAGAGCTTTTGTTAGATTCTTCATTTGAAATAGATGAAACTTCAAACTATAAAAATGGACTTTTAGTTCACGTTTTATTAAATATGCAAACAAATGATTTTGAGTTTATTGGAGGATTTTCTAAAGAAGAAATTGAAAAAGCTCTAAATTTCTTTAAAAATATAGAAGATGCAGAAGAATATGAAGAAGATAATGTAGACAGATATCTTGAAATTTTAAATGAATTAAATGAATATTTTATTTAAAAAATAGTACCTATTTGAATTCCATTACTATTTAAAACAGCAATTTCTGAAGTATTTAATCCATATTTCATAATATTTTTTGCTTCTTCTGGAGCAAAATAAAAATAAATAAGGGACGTGGACTAGTTCGATTTAAAATCGTTCCTGGTGTGTATCTTGATGATATAATTGTATTATTTAATCCTTTCATAAATAATCATTTTGTACTTTTTTATATTTAACATATTCAAAGAGATCTTGACTTTTTTGATCTAATATATGTAAATTTTTAAAATAAAACATTTTAAAAATATCATTATCATTCAAATTTATTATGAAATAATACACAAATTTTATTATCAGTTAAAGATATATTTATTGTTTTTAAATTTTTTATATTTTTAAGATTAAGTATTATAAATTCTGTAATAATATTTCTTATTAGTTTAAAAAATTTTAAATATTTTTTAAAAGATGGCTTTCCTTCATTATAACTATCAATAATTTTTTTTACTTCAATAATTTTATGCATATGCAAATCAAATATTTTTCGAATTTCTTTTGTCATTTTATTATAAGAAAAAAAAACTAATCAAGTTAATATAGATTAAATGTTCTTTTAGGATATAGGATCAATTGAGCCTACATTATAGTGTTCCGGCTCTTCCTTTTTCTGGTTCTCATATAAACTACACAAGTATTATTTCATAGATTTATAAGGTAAGAACTTTTTGTTATTTATTTTTTTGTTATTTATTTTTCTTTCTTTTGTATAAATTAAAAATTTGATGATTATTGTTCTATTCAAATGACTTTGTAAATAATTTCTCATTTTGTTAATATAGAAAATATCTTTTAAATTTATCGCATAATTATCAAATCTATCCATTATTTGATTATAAGTTTTGTTTTTTAAATCATGAATTAAATCATTTTCTTTATCTTCATTAATTAAGCTCATAACAAAAAGTTTAAGTAAGATATTTTCTATTTTCATTTTTTATTTTTCTAATTTTTTTCTTTTTTATTTTCATTTTTTTGAAATAAATATTGTCCAAAGGATAGAAGAACCCAAAAAGGAAACCCCGAACTCATATAATATGTCAAATTTTAAAAGAATTAAAGTGTAATTCTTTTAATCAATTAAGTTCTTATAATTAGTCTATAAAATCTCAAGGTCCAGACTTTCAGTGAGACAATTTGAACTTAACTAGTAGGCGAAAAAAATATTTCTTTAGAATTTTTATAAAACAATATCATCCCAAGGAACCTTCAGGTTCTTCCTCATTAATCCTGATTTTTTATAATAAAAAATTAGAAAAATATTTTTTATTAAGACTCCGTCCCAGATAATATTTTGTTGAACTATCCAAGTTTAAAAAGTTATATGCATTTTAATACTTTTTTATAAAAAAATGTTCTTTTTTATTTGGGAAGGAGAAGTATAAAATATATATCTTTAAAATTTCTATAAAAAAATATATTTTTCTAATTTTTTATAAGATAATATATTTCTTTAGATTTTTCTAATTCTTTTATAACTTCATTAGATTTTTATAATATAATATAATTTTTTAATTTTTTCTAATAGAATATATTTCATTATATTTTTATAACAGAATATATTTTTCTAATTTTTATAACAAAATATGTTTCATTAGAATTTTTATAACAAAATATATTTTTCTAATTTTTTTATAACTTCATTAGATTTTTATAACAGAATATATTTTTCTAATTTTTATAACAGAATATATTTTTCTAATTTTTATAACAAAATATGTTTCATTAGAATTTTTATAACACAATATTCTATTCTAATTTTTATAACAAAATATGTTTCATTAGAATTTTTATAACAAAATATATTTTTTTAATTTTTTTATAAGTTCATTAGATTTTTTATAACACAATATATTTTTCTAATTTTTTTATAACTTCATTAGATTTTTATAAAAAAATATATTTTTCTAATTTTTATAACAGAATATATTTTTCTAATTTTTATAACAGAATATATTTCATTAGATTTTTATAACAGAATATATTTTTCTAATTTTTATAACAAAATATATTTTTCTAATTTTTTTATAACTTCATTAGATTTTTATAAAAGAATATATTTTTCTAATTTTTTTATAACTTCATTAGAATTTTTATAACAAAATATATTTTTCTAATTTTTTTATAACTTCATTAGATTTTTATAAAAGAATACTAGTCCAGTTCAGATAATATGTCAGGTCAGATCTTTTTCTTCACTTTTAAAACAATATTAAATTTTAACTAAACCTATATTTTTAAGTAAATATTTATATCACTTAAAAATATTTAAACATAAATTTACACATACTTATTTTTTTTTTGAAAACCTGACATATTATTTGAACTGGACTAGTATATTTTTCTAATTTTTTATAACTTCATTAGAATTTTTATAACAAAATATATTTTTCTAATTTTTTTATAACTTCATTAGATTTTTATAACACAATATATTTTTCTAATTTTTATAACAAAATATATTTCATTAGATTTTTATAATATACTAGTCCAGTTCAAATAATATGTCAGGTTTTGAGAAAAAAATTATTTATATGTAAATATAAGTAGACTTGTTTAAAAGACATATAAAATATTACTTAAGGATAAGCTTTTTAATTAAAAATTTATATGGTTAAAAAAGTGAAGAAAAAGATCTGGCCTGACATATTATCTGAACTGGACTAGTAATATATTTTTCTAATTTTTATAACACGTTCTTTAGAATTCCTATAACAGAATATCGTCCCACATTAATTCTAATTTTTAATTTTTATTATTTTTTCTTTATTATTTTTGAAATAAATATTCCTTAAATTTTTTCATTGTCATTATTTCTTTACCATATTTTATTGCTTTATCTATATTACCTGAGGTGTAATTCTCATCTTTAATAACTAAGATATCAATATCTTTTGTGACACCATCTTTAGATACATATCCTATTTCTTCCATTTTTGTTTTCATTTCTGTATCTGGTCTAGAACCTGTAAATGCAATAATTTTTGTTTGTAAATTTTCAGAAGTTTGCTCTTGAATTTTTATTTCTTTATGTTTTTTAAGCCATTGTAAAAAATTATCAATATTATCTGCAAATTGTTCTGCTCTTATTTTTGCAATTCCATTTATTTCTATTAATTTATTTACCATTTCTTCTTTAGGTAAAGAATTTAAATCATTTATATTATATTTTTTTAAGATTTTTTTACTTAAAGTTTCTCCAAACCCTTCTCCAAAAATGTTACTAGCATGCATTATTTTATCAAGCGGAACATTTGTAATTGCATCTTTTATATTTTCACAAATCTTTTCAGAATTTGTTCTTCCAAAACGTTCTAAATTTTCTATATCTTTAGGTTTCATAGAAATTATTTTTTTTAAAGTATCAAATCCATTTTCAAATAAAGTGTTTATACCTTCAATACCTAAATATTTAATATTTAAAGTATGAATAAAAAATTGAATTCTTGCGTTTCTAACATTTTCATCAGAATCTAAATCTGTTAAAACAAATTCTACTTTACTTTTGTTCCAAGAATAAGATTTTTTAGGTAAATCAGGATACATATCACCATTACCTTCAGTTAAACCTTCTAAAGCTCTAGGAATTGTATTTCCAGCATGTGTAAAAAGAATTATAGAACCAGGTGAAATATTATTACTAAATATAAATTTTGCATTATGTCCTGTTGCTTTTTTTATATCAATACCTAAAATATTAACAGGTTTAATATAAATAACTGGATTTAAATAACCATCTTTACTCGAAGCGTTCCAAACTATTTTTTCGACTTTAGCTTCAATAACTGTATCAATCTTAAAAGCAATTGCATCTTTAGGTCTATTTATACTTGGGAGTTCAGTAGGTAAAATATTTTTAGATATAACTAGACCATCAATATCATATTTTGCTTCTTGTCTTCGAAGAGTTAATTCTTCAGTAATTAACTCTAAAGACACATTTTTAACTTTTTTAAACCAAGGTGTTTCAAAACCCATTTTTTTAAGTTTTTTCAATTGTTTGTAAGGTTCAAGAAAAATAGGATTATCTTCTTTATCAAATAAAATAAGTTGATATGCATAAAAATGACATTTTTGAAGTAATTTAATATCTAAACTATCTTTCGCATTTATTAACCCAGAAACTAAATTTCTAGGTTTTTTTAATTTATTTTTTGAATCTGAATTTTTATCAGCAAATTTACGAAAAGTACTATTATGTAAAACAAATTCACCTCTAACAAATATTTTTTCGGAGGAAATAGGAAAATTTAAATATTCTAATAAATACTTTTTATCTTCACCAATATCGCCATTACCTCTAGTAAAAAGTAATTGTTCATCTTTTGAACAAATGTATGATAAACTAACACCATCAAGCTTGTCTTCTAAAATATATTCAGATGTATCACTCTCAGATTTGTCTTTTTCTAACCAATTTTCTAATTCTTTAGCAGATTTTTTACCTTTAATTTTTGCTAAAGAAGGCATTTTATATGGTAAAAGAACGCCATTTTTTAAAGGTAAAGATCCAGTTTCATTAAATTTTTTATTAAATTTATTTTCATAAAATTCTTGAAGAAAATCAAACTCTTCATCAGTTATAGTTGATTCTGAATTTGTGTATTGTTCTTGAAGATCAACAAGCAATTCATAAAATTTATCTTGAGATAAATTTTTATAGTTTGGGATCATTTTATAATATAAATAAAATAAATAAATAAATCGTTTTTAGATTAAAAAAATATAATAGGTATAGTTCAAAAATATCTCTTCTAAAAATGTTTAATTTATCTGAAATGTTCAAGTTTATATATAAAAAATATAATTTTATATCATAACATAAGTAAAGAAAAATATCTAAATAATTGAACAAAATATTATTTAAACTTAAGCATTACTTAAAAATTATATTTATTTATTTAAATCTCATATTTTTTTGAAAACTTAACATATTATAGGCTTTCTAAATTTTCTTGCCTCCTGAACTTGAGAACCTAAAGATTTTTTTGGACTAGTATAATTTTAAACAAATTTTGATTTGTCATGGAGTATTTCAAAAAACAATTTTTGAAACACACAACCACTATATGAACTTGATTATTTTATATATTTATAAAAAATTGAAAAATAAAAAAAATTTTTAAGAAATTAAAATGGAACAACTTAGAGATAAATTAAAAAATGAAAGTGACAGTGTAAAAATAAAGGAATACAACCTTTATTATCAGAAAATGAGTCTCGAAAACATAGAACTTGAAAAAAAAATCGAAGAAAATAAGCAATTTTGCTTAGAATGTATTCATAAATTAACAGAATATTATAAATCTGAATCTAATTAAATAAAAAAAAATTATTAATTTAAATAAATTAATAATTCTTATACCTAAATAAATTCCTTTATTATTACAAAGAATTTTATAATTTTCAATAGTTTTTTTAATATGCTTAGAATGATATGGACATCATTTACCTTGTTGTATTCTATTATAACAGGCGTTAAATATTTTTTCACATACATTACATTTTAACAGCATTATTTGGAATTTCTAAGATATATTCATTATCATTGTTTTTACATATATTTAGGTAATCATCAATATTTACTTTTAAATTACCTAAAGATTTTTGACACCATTTACGTTATTGTATATTATTATAATTTAATTGCACCTTTTTACAGTTCCATTTACAATAGTTGTTGGTACTTCATCATAATTATCATTATAGCGGTGATAATTACCTTTATCTTTACAAATATTTTTATAATCATATAGGTTTCTTCTTTATATTTTCTTTTAATGTTTGTATTCTTGGTAAATTAACAACAATTTAATGCTGATTTTTATATTTTAAATGATACTATATTTCCAAGTATTTATTTTTAAAATATTCACTAAAAACTTTTTTTACATTAAAATTGTTTACTATTAAATTATTCAAATTTGATTTCAACGAAAAAAATATTTATAAGTATGAGTTTTAAAAATGTATATATAAATTAAGAAAATCTAGACCGATTACATCCCAACTATATGAACTGAATTAGTAATAAAAATGTAAGATTATAAAAGCAAATTAATCTTCAAACAAGCTTTACTATTTGGATAAAAATTTACTTTAATATAAAGTGAATTTTTATTCAAAAAAAACACATAACAGTTTTTATTAATATGACTATTTGTATTTAACTTAACTTTTACAACAATATTATTTCCTTAATTGGTCTATATAAATTACAATTTTCAAAAATATTCCATTTTTTATCTAATTCATTAATAATTTTAAAAGCCTATTTATATTTAATTATAAGGTTAATTGTTTAAATTACAGATTTTACTTAAAAAAGTTAGTATTATATTTCAGAATCTAAACTAACTTTTTTTATCTTGAATAAAAATTATTAAAAATAATACATATTAGTAACGAAATGCTTAATACAGATTCTAATTTTCTCACTCTCCAACTTTTTATATAATCACCTGACATATAACTTTTTCGACTTGGATCTGCGACTATAATATATTTGGTGCTGAATCCTGAGTTTTACATATAAATTTTTCATACTTAAAATTTTATATGAATTCTAAACTGGACTAGTATTATGTGGAACTTAGTATTAATTTGGGTTTTTAAAAACTAAAAATTTGAATTTTTTTTAATTTTTTATATTTTTAAATGATTTCTATATTTTCAGAAAAAGAGTGTGATGAAATTTATGAAAGAGGTTTTTTAACTTCTGATGAAAATTTTAAAGTTTATCTTCAAGTTTTAAAAATATTATTATAAAAAAAGATAATATACAAATTGCTTTTAAAATTTTCTGAACAAAAATTAGGATGTCATTTGGACAATGTAACATTAAATTTAATAATATGTACTTCTCCGTCCCAAATATAAAGTAGGCGGCTATCCAACTTTTTTAAAAGTCTCATAAAAATACATATAACTTTTTTGATAGATTGGATAAATTAATCTGGGACGGAGTCGTATTAAAGAACCAGGAACTTTTATTTTACATGAAAATGAAATTATACAATTAAAAAAAGGATATGGTTATTTAATAATTGGAGCTAAAATGTATGAATATGGTTTTAATCCAACTTACCACACATCACCATTAAATATACAAGATGAGAGGTGTGTTATATCAGTCATCTCTTTAGATATTTATAAAGAAAAAAAAATTAGAATTCTAAAATCAAGTAATAATAATAAATTACACTATTTAACTTTAAAAGAATCAATTACGACTCCTTCCCAGATTAATTTATCCAATCTGTCAAAAAAGATATATGTATTTTTATGTGACTTTTAAAAAAGTTGGATAGCCGCCTACTTTATATTTGGGACGGAGAAGTACAAAACTACCTCAAAATATTCCTGAAAATTGTCCTGAAAATTGTCCTGATTATGATTTATATATTTATTATGGGTATCTTAAAAATTAAATATACTTCTCCGTCCCAAATAAAAAAAAACATTTTTTTATAAAACAATATTAAAATGCATATAACTTTTTAAACTTGGATAAATTTATCTGGGACGGAGTCGTATGTTTTATTAAACATATATTATTAAACAAGTTTTTATATTAAATTTTGTTAGTATTCATTTTAATTTAGAATAAAAAAATCAAATTGCATTTCAAAAAAAAATTTATTAAATTAAAAATATACTTTAATATTATATTGATCCTACATTTTCACTATTTAATCTTGATTAATAATAAGATATAATTTAATTTTTACTAGTCAAGTTCAAATAAATTGGAGCAGATCTTTTTTATTCACTTTTTATATCATATAAAATTTTAAGTAAAATCTTTATTTTTAAGTCAGTATTTATATTACTTAAAAATAATTAAAGATAAATTTAAAAATAGTTAATTTTTTTTTGAAAACCCAATTTTATAGAAATCCTAAAGGATTCAGGAGAATTTAATTTTTAAATCAATATTATTTCCTTAATAGGTCTATATAGATTACAATTTTCAAAAATATTCCATTTTGTTTCTAACTCATTTTCTATAATTAATAATTTTAAATTATCTGCTACGTTTTTATTAAACAATGATTTGATTTCATCTAAAGTTGCATAATTTGCGTGTAAATCATAATCTTCATAATGAATTTTTAATTGTTCTTGCTTTTCAATGAATTCTTCTTCAATAACCATATTAGATTTAATATATCCTAATAACATTTTAGGAGTATAAAACCACATTCTGTTTCTGTCTCTTCCACCAATCCATCTACAAAGTGATTTTTTATGTTTATAATCAACAATTTCAAGTTTATATTTAATTAATAATTTTTTTAATATTTTATAAATGATTTCTCTTATAAAACCTGATTTACAAGTTGTTCTTTTTTTAAGAAATAATTCATTCAAATGGTCGTAACAAATACGTAAATGAAAAGAATATATTTTCTTTTTTCCAATTTTCATATTATCTTTAAAAAATTCTTCAATAAAATCAATAGATAACATTTTTTATTTTTTTCAAAAAATATTTTTTTAATTCATTTTTTAAATAAAGTTTTTTTGGTCAAGTTCACATAAAATAAGTAAATCTAGTTAATTTTTAAAGATTTTAGATATTTTTTATTATCTTCCAAAGAAAAATAAATTTCTTTAAAATTTAATATTATTAATTCATCAATTGTTTTATGTATTGTACATCTATATTTTTTACAGTTATATGAATAATCATCAAAATACAAAAAAGAATACTACTCCGTTTCAGATCAATGACGAACCAAGAAAATGGAACCAAGAAAATGGAACCAAGAAAATGGAACCAAGAAAATGGAACCATTCGGTTCGCGGGAACCTGAAGGTTCTTTCGGTAATTCATTTTTATATCTTGCATATAAAATTATTTTTTTCTTATATTTTTATATATTATTTTACAAGTTTGATTTAATAATTGTCACGTCAATTCATTAATATAATTTTTTATGTGCGCCTTGGTGCACACGGGAACCAAATGGTGGGACTGTTCCTTATTTTTTAAATAACAGAGAGCCTGAAGGTTCTCCTGATTAGTCCCTGTCCCACACTAATATGAAACGTAGTAGTAAATAATTTAAAAGTTTTTTATAAAAAATTAGAAGATATATATTATTTTAAAAATATGCTTATATTTTTTGGAACATTTTCTAAACTTTTGTAACTATATTTAAAACATTTAAAAGAAATGTATAATGTTTATAAAATTTTAGGTTAAATGTATATATATTTTTTGGAACATTTTTTAAACTTTTGTGACTGTATCTAAAAAATTTAAGAGAAATATATACTTTTTATAAAATTTTAGAGAAAATGTATATTGAATATAAAAATGTACTACTCTGTCCCAGATTAATTTATCCAATTTAAAAAGTTTATATGTATTTTTATATTGATTTAAAAAAAATGTTCTTTTTGAGCCTACATTTGGTACGGAGAAGTATATTTCTATAAAATTTTATAAATTATTTAAAAGAGTTTTATAAAAAATTAGAAGATATATATTATTTTAAAATTTTTTTTATATATTTTTGGAACATTTTTTAAACTTTTGTCAATATATTTAAAAAATTTAAGATAAACATATACTTTTTATAAAATTTTAGTTAAAATGTATATTGAATATAAAATTATAGAAATTATTTAAAAGATTTTTATAAAAAATTAGAAGATATACATTATTTTAAAATTCTGCTTATATTTTTTGGAACATTTTCTAAACTTTTGTGAGTATGTTTAAAAAATTTAAGAGAAATGTATACTTCTCCTTCCCAAATGTAGGCTCAAAAAAAAACAATTTTTTTTTAATAATATAAATATACATATAAATTTTTCAATGTGTCAGATAATATGTCGATCTGGGACGGAGTCGTACTATTTATAAAATTTTAGTGGAAATGTATATTGAATATAAAAATATATATTTCTATAAAATTTTATAAATTATTTAAAAGAGTTTTATAAAAAATTAGAAGAGATATATTATTTTAAAAATCTTCTTATATTTTTTGGAACATTTTTTAAACTTTTGTGATTCTATTTAAAAAATTTTAGTGGAAATGTTTCCTGTTTATAAAATTTTAGTGGAAATGCATATTGAATATAAAAATATATATTTCTATAAAATTTTATAAATTATTTAAAAGAGTTTTATAAAAAATTAGAAGAGATATATTATTTTAAAAATCTTCTTATATTTTTTGGAACATTTTTTAAACTTTTGTGACTCTATTTAAAAAATTTTAGTGGAAATGTTTCCTGTTTATAAAATTTTAGTGGAAATGCATATTGAATATAAAAATATATATTTCTATAAAAATATATAAATTATTTAAAAGAGTTTTATAGAAAATTAGAAGATATGTATTATTTTAAAATTCTGCTTATATTTTTTGGAACATTTTTTAAACTTTTGTGACTCTATTTAAAAAATTTAAGAGAAATATATACTGTTTATAAAATTTTAGTGGAAATGTATATTGAATATAAAAAAAATATTTAAATATAAAATTTCATAAACTTTTTATATAAAATTTTATATTTAAATACAAGTGGAGAAAAATATCTGGATCAATTAGTCCCACGATATTAACTGGAGTAGTAATAATTATTACTTTAATTTATAAATTGTATTTTATGAAGTCTTGGAAATGGACTAGTATTTTATAAAAAATATAATTATTAATAATTATATTTTTTCTAGATATTTTTACATATTTAAGAGAGTATATACAATATTTTTTTTTATTTCTTCAAAAGTTCTATTTAAAAAAACATTCTGATTAATTGAAAATTTTATTACTACTTCTCCGTCCCAAATAAAAAGTAGGCGAACTATCCAACTTTTTAAAAAGTCCCATAAAAATACACATAACTTTTTCAAGTTGGATAAATTAATCTGGGACGGAGTCGTAATTGGGCCAGATTTTTTTCTTCACTTTTAAAACAATATTAAATTTTAAGTAAAACCTATATTTTTAAGTGAGTATTTATATCACTTAAAAATATTTAAAAATAAATTTACATATACCGGTTTTTGAAAACCTGACATAATTATAGGAATCCTAAAGGATTCTCCTAAACTGGACTAGTAGTGTAATTAATCAGAATGTGTTTCACTAATAAAAATATTTTTATCAGTGATAACTTTATTAAAATTAGAATTTTCAAGTTTTATTAAAGACCATTCATTATTTAAATGTTTTGAAATAAAATCCATTCCATTTTTTTTGTTCAAGCCAATACAATCTTTTCTGTTTTTACTTAAAAATATACATTATCAAATGAATTATAATGTAAATATCTCTTTGTTTTTTTGTTGTAAATAATATAAAAAGTTTTAGACATTTTATGAATTTTATAATTTTTTTTTTAATTTTTCAAATCTTGAACAACACTGAAACTATATTAGATGAAAATATATACTAGTCCAGTTCATATAGTCAGAGCAATTCGGCCAGATCTTTTTCTTCACTTTTTATACCATATTAAAAATAAATATTTATATTAATTATAAATATTTACACATAAATTTACATAGAGCTTAATTTTTTTTGAAAACCTGACATATTGTGGGACTATCTGAACTGGACTAGTATTATATATTAATAGATTCTAATAATTGATCACAATTACCAAATTTACATTTGCCTGTCCAACTTCCTTGTTGCTTTAATTCAAACCAATAAGGTTCTTTTATTTTTTCATTATTTATATAAATTATTTTATCATCTTTATTTAATTCTGAAACTGACAATGTTAATAATAAAAAACTTCCAAACATATATGCAGTTCCAGGACTATTTGTATATTTTTTTTTAAGATCTTCAGAAAAAAATTCAAGATCTTTAACTATATTTAAATATTTATTAAATAATTTTGAATTACATTCTGAAGCAAAAAAAGTAATATCTGGTGATCCAACAATATTATCAGATAATTTATGAAAATAAAAAATATAATTGTAATTATTTATAAAAAAATTAAAGTCTCTTAAAACTTTAAATCCCATATCAAAATATAATCCGCCATATTTATTTATAATTTCTATTCTTGCAAGATTACTTGCAAATGCTAAAAGTTTTGAATTGTATAAATTAATAAAGATATTTTTTGTTATAAAATCTTCTACCATTAAATTTTTAATAATAATATTTTTTTTAGAATTTTTTATTAAAATAATTGTTTTGGTAATTTTTGAAGGATCAAGACACCAAAAATAATGTTTCCATGAATTTTCAAATACATCGATACTATCAATATAATTTTGTAAAGTTTCCAATGGATATTCAAAAGGATTATCTTCATGAGTAATCCAAATTCTATGATGTATTTTTGGTATTTTATTAATTTGAATTGGATTGAGAATTGTTTCTAAAAAATTTTCAAATAAAACAGTTTTAAAAGATTCACATTCTTTTTTACATAATCCACATTCTCCATAAATTTTTAACTCGCTTAAAGGTTTACATTTTGAATATGTTTGTTTGCTTATAAAATAATTATCAATTATTAATTTATAATTTTCTAAAAAATTTAAATGGTTTTCTTCTGTTATTTTTTCCATAAATATTTTTGGCAACATTTTTTTCTTTTTAACTAAGATATTGTATTCCGATGAATCTAATAAAATTTTTTTAATTTCTTCAAAAGAACCTGATAAATCATCAGAATCTCTTAATAAATCATCAGAATCTCTTAATAAAAAAATTTTTGTTAACATTTAATTAAATTTTTTCTTTTCTTATAGAAAATTTAAAAAAAAATTTTCTATTACTTTGGAAAAAAATATATAGATAAAAAGTATATGAACAAATAAAAATAATAATACTCCGTTTCATATATTGAGAGAACATTCAGGTTCGTCATTGTTCTCACGTAGAGTAGTATATTTTAATAAAATTTTGTAAAGTTTATTTACAAGTCCAGTCTCAAAAAAACTTTAGGTTCTGTCAGTTTTAAAATAAACTGAATATTAATATCAAAGAATTAATAATTCATGTTAAAGTAGACTTTAATAAATTATTCGAATATATTGAAATTTTTTTTTAAATTGAAAAATAGAAGGTAAAAATTTATACTTTTAATAATTAAGTTTTAATAAGTTAATGTTTATAGAAAATATTTTTAGTGATAACAAGTTCCTGTTATTTTTTTTTTAATTTAAGTTAATAACAGTTAGAGTTTTATTTTTTAACTAAAAATATACTCAAAATATTATTCAGTGAAGATGAGTGAAGACAAAATGTTCTTATTGTAATTTTGATTTTTTAAATTTTTAGTGATGATGAGTTAGAGTTTTATTTTTTAACTAAAAATATACTCAAAATATTATTCAGTGAAGATGAGTGAAGACAAAATGTTCTTATTGTAATTTTGATTTTTTAAATTTTTAGTGATGATGAGTTAGAGTTTTATTTTTTAACTAAAAATATACTCAAAATATTATTCAGTGAAGATGAGTGAAGACAAAATGTTCTTATTGTAATTTTGATTTTTTAAATTTTTAGTGATGATGAGTTAGAGTTTTATTTTTTAACTAAAAATATACTTAAAATATTATTTAGTGAAGATGAGTGAAGACAAAATGTTCTTATTGTAATTTTGATTTTTTAAATTTTTAGTGATGATGAGTTAGAGTTTTATTTTTTAACTAAAAATATACTTAAAATATTATTTAGTGAAGATGAGTGAAGACAAAATGTTCTTATTGTAATTTTGATTTTTTAAATTTTTAGTGATGATGAGTTAGAGTTTTATTTTTTAACTAAAAATATACTTAAAATATTATTTAGTGAAGATGAGTGAAGACAAAATGTTCTTATTGTAATTTTGATTTTTTAAATTTTTAGTGATGATGAGTTATAATTTTATTTCTTAACTAAAAATATACTTAAAATATTATTTAGTGAAGATGAGTGAAGACAAAATGTTCTTATTGTAATTTTGATTTTTTAAATTTTTAGTGATGATGAGTTATAATTTTATTTTTTAACTAAAAATATACTCAAAATATTATTCAGTGAAGATGAGTGAAGACAAAATGTTCTTATTGTAATTTTGATTTTTTAAATTTTTAGTGATGATAAGTTAGAGTTTTATTTTTTATCTAAAAACATACTCAAAATATTATTCAGTGAAGATGAGTGAAGACAAAATGTTCTTATTGTAATTTTGATTTTTTAAATTTTTAGTGATGATGAGTTATAATTTTATTTTTTAACTAAAAACATACTTAAAATATTATTCAGTGAAGATGAGTGAAGACAAAATGTTCTTATTGTAATTTTAAAAATTTTATTTTTTTAAAATTTTAGTGATGATGAGTTAGAGTTTTATTTCTTAACTAAAAACATACTCAAAATATTTTTCAGTGAAGATGAGGGAATTCAAAAATGTTCTTATTGTAATTTCGTTTTTCTAACTTACTCTCACTGAAAAATATTTTTTAAAAAGTATTCATATATTCTTTTCATTTAATTATTTTTTATTTTAATATTATTTACACTTAATAAAATAAATTACAAATATTAGGTGTAATTTATATATATATAAACGTCAAAATAATTTTTTTGTGTAATTATTTTGACGTTTAAAAAAAAGTTTTCGAAAAATTTCAAAAAAATTAAGAGAAAAAATAAGTGTTAAATTTCATAAAAAAATCAGTTCTTGAATAAGTAATCGACAAAAAAATTATCCATATAAAAATACACTTAAAAAAATAATTAATTTTTTACTACTCCGTTTCAGATCAATGACGAACCTAAAGGCACCATTTTCTTGGTTCCTTCGGTAATTCATTTTTACTTAACTCGATTATTCATATAAAATTAGGTCGCCTACTTTTAATTCACTAATTTTATATATTAACTTATAACTACTAGTCCAGTTCAGATAAATTGGGTTTTGAGAAAAAATTTATTTATATGTAAATATAAGTAGACGCGTTTAAAATAAATATAAAATATTAATTAAGGATAAGCTTTTTAATTAAAAATTTATATGGTTAAAAAAGTGAAGAAAAAGATCTGGCCCAATTACTCCGACTATATGAACTGGACTAGTAAGGATTTATTTGAAACGGAGTAGTACCAATCTTTTTCATAAAAAATGACATGTCAGGTTTAAAGAAAATATTTTTAAATTATAAAAAGATATTTTTTTAAGTAAATATTTACTACTCCGTTTCAGATCAATGACAAACCAAGAAAATAGAGCCATTCGGTTCGCGGGAACCTAAAGGTTCTTTTGGTGATTTATTTTTATATTACTCAATTATTCATATAAAATTATTTTAATCTTATATTTTCATATATTATTTTACAAGTGTAATTTAATAATTGTACTTATTCATTAATATAAATTTTTATGTGCGGCCTGGTGAACACTGGAACAGTCCCACCAATATGGTTCTTTGTTTTTTGAATCGCCAATTAGTTTTACTATTTGAAACGTAGTAGTAAATCAATCGGTGATTCATTTGTACTTCACTTATTTATTCATATAAAATTATTCTAATTCACTAATTTTTTATATTAATATTTAAGTATTCATTTAATATTTATACTTATTAATAAGATCTGGTCTGAAATATTATTTGAACTTGAATAGTAAAAATAATATTATATAAAATAAATACTAGTCGAAAGGAATATTTAGGTTTTTTCATAGGAATAGCAAAATCCGGATACTTCCGGATAAAAAAACCCTAAATCTTACTAGTCCAGTTCAAATAAATTGGGTTTTGAGAAAAAATTTATTTATATTTAAATATAAGTAGACTTGTTTAAAAGACATATAAAATATTACTTAAGGATAAGCTTTTTAATTAAAAATTTATATGGTTAAAAAAGTGAAGAAAAAGATCTGGCCCAATTTATCTGAACTGGACTAGTATAGAATTAGAATTTTAAAAAATATAGCATTACATAATTTAATACTACTTTGTTTCATATGAATCTGTGATTCATATAAAATTATTTTTATTTACTTATACATTATTTATCAATTTATTTTTTGAATTTCCTATTAGTCCCAAGGAAACTGAAGATTCTGCCACTATTTAAAACAGAGTACTTCTCCGTCCCAGATAAAAAAGAACATTTTTTTTAAAACTCATATAAAAATAAATATAATTTTTTTATCTGGGACGAAGTAGTAGTAGATAAATATTATTGAAAAAATGTCAATACACTCATAATTTTAAATATTTAGTGACATTTTAAAAATTTATAAAGAAATATAAAAAAATAAAAGAGAAATGAAAATTTAATGACCGTAGTCTTTTTGGAAAAGTTTCCAAAAATTAACATAAATATACATTATTATTCCTTACATCTAAAATATATATGAAGTGTGTTGAACTTAATTTTTTTTTAAGAATTATAAATTTTTTATTTTGTCACACATTTTAAAAAATTACTGAAGTATTAATTAGAAAATAAAAATATCTAAAATTTAATAGTAAGTACTTCTCCGTCCCAAATGTAGGCTCAAAAAAGAACAATTTTTTAAAAAGTCATATAAATATACATATAACTTTTTTGACATATTGGATAAATTAATCTGGGACGGAGTCGTAGAAGTTATGCGTCCGTGTCGAAATATATAAATATTTACTTAAAGATAAGGGTATTACCCAAAATTTTATATGTTTTGAAGCAAAATATCTGGACTAAAATATTTTAGGAGAACCTATTTAGGAGAACCTATAGGAAGGTGGTATTATATATTTATTTTTATGTCTTAGTAATTTCTTTAATTTATTATGTTATTAAAAATTCTAAAAAATTTATGATAATTAATATATATTTAAATTTTGGAAACTTTTCCAAAAAAACTATGGTCATTAAATTTTCATTTTTTTAATATCTCACTCTTTTAATTTACCTCTCAGTTCTAAAAAAATTCTGAATCTATTCCAAATTTTCAAATTCTTCAATTTCATTATAAATATGGTTTAAAAAATCTTCAGAAATATTTTCTTTAAGATCATCTATACTTAAATTTTTTAAATGTTTATTTAAAGGATCTATAAAAATTGTGTTTTTTTTTAATTTTCTAACATCTTTGCATTTTATAACTTTTTCAGATAATAACCAATATTTTAGTTTCATGAGATTTAAGTCTTCTTGCATAATCCAATCTTTAAATTCATTTAAAGGACAATCTTCATCGTTTTCGGGTTGGTAAGGTGGAATTAATAATCCATTTTTAGGATTATTCATAAAATTATCCATAATATCATCCAAAGCTAAAGTATTTGATAAGTTTGCATCAGGATTTATTTTAAATATATATTCTAAAGGTTTATGCATATATTTTTTACCATGTTTATCTACTTTTGTATAACCACAATCATCTCTAGTTAAAACATTCAATGGTTTAATTCCACTTTCACTAGAGATTAATTCTACAATAGAATGAACATATTTATACTTACCAGCAGACCATACATAAATGCCTTTAAAATAATGTTGAGCAAAGTGTAAAAATTCAAATAAATATGTCCTATAAACTCCCCAAACTCTTAAACTTCCTTCTGAACCTTCATCAATATCCCCATTAACTAAATCAAAAAGATAAACTCTATTTCTTAGATTAATATTTTTAGGATCTGAGTATAATTTTAAGCTTTTATACATATCAGCATCAAATTTTGAATGTAAAAAAGTAAGATCTAAATCAACAACTAAATAAAAATTTGTTAGTGTTTTTTGCATTTTTTTAATTTGATTTAAAAAATAAATAGAAAATTTTTTAAGAGAAAAAAATATATTAATAAATTAAAATTTTTAATATGTATATTTAGTTATTGTGAAAAAAATACTAATAATTTTTCACAATAAATTTTAATTTTTTTGTGAAAATTAAAATTGAATAATAATTTATTTTTAATTCTTTTTTAAATGCAAATAAATATTTTGGAAATACCTGATTTCCTTCAAGATTCAGAATTCTATAGAAATTTAGATTTGAATTTCAATGAACTTATTACTATCCCTGAATTAAAAATAACTTGTGAAATAAATAATATTACAGATTTCAAAAATCTTTTTGAAACATTAAATTTTTTTGGTGTTAATAATTTTCCAAATAATTTTATTGATTATTATTTAAATAATAGTGAAGAAGTTTTCAATTCTTTAAATAAAAAATCATTAAAATTTAAAATTTTATTAATAAATTTTTGTAATTTAAAAATAGAAAATCACAATCAGTTTTTTATAACATATAAAATTATTAATTTATATAAATTACAAGATTATGATAATTATATAGAATATGCTTTGAATAATGCAGATAACCTTTTTAAAGACAACTATTTTAAAGATAATAAAGATAATAAAAAATTAGTTAAAAAAATTTTTTCAACACAAATATTAGAATTAAAAGATTATAAAATTATTGATGATAATATTCATTTCACTATAAAAAATAAGAAATTATCAGAAGAATATAAAAAATCAACAAGTATTATTTCAATAGAATCTGTTTCAAAAATAATAGATGCAATAAAAAATAATATTGATTATGAATATGATTCTAAAAAAAAATATTTTGAAAAAAATATTCCTCGTTACAAAAAAAATAATCTTTATTTGGTTTTTTATAAGAGTTTTTCAACTTTAATCTCTCCAATTATCATCAATGAATTTAATAAAAAAATTATTTTAAAAGAATTTCAAAAAATATTGGAATTTATAAATAGTTAAAATAATTATTTGATTTATTTATAAAAATGGAGATAAATATTTCGGAAATTTGTCCTTCAAGATTCTGAATTCTATAAAAATTTAAATTTAGATTCAGATAAATTTATTAATATCCCAAAATTAAAAATGGACAATAAAATAAATAATATTATAGATTTCAAGAATCTCTTTGAAACATTAAATTATTTTTGTGTTAATAAATATCCTGAGAATTTCATTAAATATTATCAAAATAATAGTAAAAAAGTTTTTGACTCTTTAGAAGATGAAGTATTATTAAAAGAACTTTGCAATTTAAAAATAGATATTACGCCAACATTATAAACAGTTTTTTATAACATATAAAATTATTAATTTTTATAAATTGAATCCTGATAATTATGATAATTATATAGATTATGCTTTAAATAATGCAGATGACTTAGATGATAAATATTTAATAAATGATAGAGAATATACGGCTCTGGTTCAAAAAGTTGCTGTGACAAAAATATTAGAATTTAAATTTAGATTTATTTATCACTTAAACTATATGTTTACGTTTAAATAATAAATATTTATTAAAAAAATGGGAAACATCAGCTTTTAATCTTAATTTGGGTGAAATAAAAAATGCTAAGATTACAATTAAATATGTTTTTAAAATAATAGAAGATATAAAAAATAACAATATTTGTGAATATGAAGAGGGTTTGCTTTATTTTAGGTTTTTTGGTATAAAATTATTTATAAATGAATTTAATAAAAAAAGTATTTTAAAAGAATTTGAAAAAAATTATTGAAAAACTTATTTTATTTATTAATTCTATAGAAATTTAAAAATAATAATTTAATTTTTATATTAATTTAATAAAAAAAGTATTTTAAAAGAATTTGAAAAAAATTATTGAAAAACTTATTTTATTTATTAATTCTATAGAAATTTAAAAATAATAATTTAATTTTTATATT